TAGAAAAAAATATTGTAATCACGGAAAAGAACAAGCACGAGCTATTACCTTCAAGGATGCTAGAGACAGATGATCCTTCCGTGGCTCTTATAGAACAAGAAGTTATGCAAGGTGTGAGGCAAGCCTTAGCTAAGTCTTTAAGCGAAAGAGAACAAAAGGTACTGGCTTTACGTTTTGGACTAGAAGATGAAAAACCACACACACTAGATCAATTAGGAGAATTGTTTGGAGTTACGCCTAGCAGAATTAGGCAAATAGAAGCCAAGGCGCTTAGAAAATTAAGAAACCCCCGCAATCAAGATTTACTCTACCCCTTTTTAGAGGATAAGCACCTTGCGGCGGTTAGAGAACGCAAGCAACAAGAACTTAAACGTGCGGCAGACGAGAACGAACGCCTTTTGAATGGGTTAGAGATACTGCACCAGACAATGCAAGAACTTGAATCAGAGAAACTTAAACTGGAGAACTTTAATGACTACTAGGGCAGAAGTACTAGAAATAATAGAAAAGATTGAGCTAGATATTGCTGAAACGTTAAAGCGCCCTACACTTGTACAACGGTTAAAATTCTTTTTATCAAGGAAGACAGTAGCTTCTTGGGTAGCAGAAGTAACTAAGATAAAAGCGGTGAAAAAAGAAAAGCTTACGAAGCTACAAACCAGAAAGAAAAACTTACTAAAAGCTCTAAAAATCTGGTTAGATGCGGGGGATGTTATCGGCAAGTACGAGATCAAAGGAGAAACAAGTGAGTAACGAAGAAATCAGAGCTATGCTTAAATTGTTCGCTCGCCAATTAGAAATAGCAGCGGAACTTAGACAGCTAAAAAGGAAAACAAATGAGTGGTAAAGGTAGCAGACGTAGACCCCTGCTTATCCCTACTAAAGACTTCGGGGAGAACTGGGCAAAAATCTTTGAGAAACCAAAACAGAAGGAAGAAGAGAATGATATACGCACAAATGGCGAAGCCGACCGACCCACTACCGAAGGAGACACCCCTACAGAAACAAACGGGCGGGACGCATTATAAGAACATGGCGATTCAACCAGCGGAGTACGCCGAGAAGAATGGCCTATCGCTGCTAGAAGGTAACGTAGTGAAGTACATAACTAGGTGGAAGTTGAAGGGGCAACCCTTAGCGGACTTAGAGAAAGCTAAACATTGCATCGACCTACTTATTGAGATACATAACGTCAAATGAAAATAACAATAGAAGTAGATGGGTCTGACGCCGAAGAGCTTATGGCTATGATACAACGGGCAACCGAAGCGGTGGAAAAACTCGAGGCTATACTTGAGGAGTTTGAAGATGCTGATAAAGTGTAACTTCGCTGACCATGCGTATTTAATAGAGGACGACCCCATACGCCCTAAGTTGTTCAAGGATAACAGCGTGCGGTTTGAAGAACCGTTTCATGTATACGCAGAAGTTAACGACGAGACGGGGGAGATAGCCGCAGTTGTTTGCACAATAATTTGCAGGTTTGTTCCGCAGGACGAGTACCAAATAAAGTTAGTTGCTATGGGTAAAACCAAGGAGATAGAGGAGCAGCTAAGAGAACGTGAAGCGCTACATGGAGAGTTGGGTGTAGTGCTTTGTCCATACTCTATATGGTCTTATCAAAAGGGGCACGGCAGGAAATTAATTAATAACTTGTTGGAAGTTGCACCGGTTATGCACCCAGAGATAGATGCAGTAATAACTATGTCTCCACATACAGATACTGCTATGAAGTTCCATTTACGAAATGGCGCAGGGATATTTGCCACTAACACAAAATGCGTAAATTACGAATACGAGGTGGAAGATGTCATACTTCACTGATCCAATGGCTGCTATAGAAGAAGCGCAGTTTTTAGCTAACGCGTCACAACAAAAAATGTTTGTAGTAGAAACAGAGCCTAACCGTATAGAAGTCCTTACACCTGAAGAGGCTTATCATGTAGATGGGTTGATAATAGAAAAAATATCCCCCGTCCTTGAAAAAGAGGAAACAATATATGATTACTCCGTTAGTATGCGTCGCAGTGGCCGTTTACTTTGAGGCTAGGGGCGAACCCGTTGAGGGGCAAGTTGCAGTTGCCCACGTAATCAGAAACAGAATAAAAGACCCACGTTACCCAGACAATGCGTGTGACGTGGTTAAGCAGGGGTACTACTGGAACGGTAGCCCCATAAGAAACAAGTGTCAGTTTAGTTTTTATTGCGACGGTAAGTCGGACGACCCAAAAAACAAACAAGCGTGGTTTAATGCTTTGTATATTGCGGAGCTAAGTGGGCATATACCGGACACCACAAATGGCGCTACCCATTACCACAACACTAAAGTTTTCCCCCATTGGGCTTACACTGGGGAAGTGACAACCAAGATACACAGGCATGTGTTTTACACGGGTATTAACTAGTGACCACTACTAAGATAGATGTAATGACTCCCGAAGAGAAAGAGAGACTACGCATGGAGTTGGAAAGGCAGGTTAAACAGTATAAGAAAGCAGGGGGCACGATAACCCAATGCCCTCCTCGCGCATTCACTCCAGAAGAAGGTCCGAAGAAAAGATTTGCCGGCAGCCAGTTTGATTCTTTAACTGACCCAACTAACCGAGACGTAGGTGCGACGCGCCCTACAAAAAACAAAGGTGGTAGCGAATGAAAGTGTGGCAAAGCGCCACAAAGTGTACAAAAAGCAACATATAAGGCGCATTAAAGTGGAAAAGCAACATGTATGAATACAATTGCAAGATCGTGAGAGTCGTTGATGGAGATACCGTGGATGTTGACGTTGATTTGGGTTGGTCTACTTGGCGTTGCGGTGAGCGCATACGTCTTTATGGTATTGATACTCCAGAGTGCCGCACACGAGATGCAGAGGAAAAAGCTGCCGGACTCTTGGCAAAGGCGTTTGTCGAGGAGGCACTGCACGTCGGAGGAACGTACACCCTAACTACCAGAGAGAAGGGTAAGTTCGGGCGGTACTTAGGTGTTATAATGCTGAGCGACAAAACGTCAATCAACGCTGCGTTAGTAAGCGAACACTTAGCCGTACCGTACTATGGGCAAAGCAAGCAAGACATAGACGACGCTCACGCAGCAAACTACGAAATACTAAAAGAGAAGGGTCTCCTATGACAGCTTGGTCTTACAGCAGTTTAAGTACGTTCAAACAATGCCCTAAGAAGTATTACCATTTACGCATAGCCAAGGATGTTAAAGACGCTTCTACCCAAGCCCTGCGCTACGGTAACGAAGTGCATAAAGCAGCAGAGTTATACATACGCGATGGAGTACCCATACCTAAGAAGTTTGACTTCATTCTTAACTCTTTAGACGCTCTGAACAAGATAGAGGGCGACAAACACTGCGAGCTTAAGTTTGGTGTTTCGTACGATGGGGAAAACTACAGCCCTTGTAAGTTTTTCGATAAAGAAAAAGAAGTTTGGTGGCGGGGTATTGCTGACTTAATAATCGTTAACAAAGACAAAGCGTACCTTGTAGACTATAAGACTGGCAAAAATGCGAGGTACGCGGATACTGCGCAGTTGGACGCCCTAGCGGCGGCTACGTTCTTACATTTCCCCGAAGTACAAACTATAAAATCCGCACTGCTTTATGTAGTCAGCAACGACTTTATCCGCAAAGAGCATACTCGGGAGTTTATTAAATCTTACTTTGCAGGCTTCCACCCGGACCTAGATCGGTTAGCTGTAGCGGAGGAGTCCAATGTTTGGAACGCAGTAAGCGGCCCACTATGCGCATACTGCCCTGTAACTAAATGCCCCCACAACAGGAGAGGATAATGACAAAGAGTAAACGAGATTACAAAGCCGAGTACGCTAAGTACCAAGGCACCGAAGAGCAAAAGAAAAAGCGTGCCGAGCGTAACGCCGCCCGTCGCAAAGCTGAGCGAGAAGGCAAGGTAAGCAAGGGTGACGGCAAAGACGTAGCCCACAAGAAAGCAATGGACAAGGGTGGCAAGAACTCTGACGGTACTAAGGTAGAGACAGCAAGTCG